AGCAGAATGTGACCATCCTTTATTTTTATACCGTCTTCTCGGTTAAAGTGTTTGGGTGTATAAGGGACACCCTTGATATCGCAGGAGAGTAAAATCTTCCGCTGTTGCCATATCTACTGTTAGATAAGTATCATCTCCATCTGGGCGGTTATCGAATGAAATCATGTGATTTCTTGTAAACCATGGGGACATAATGTCACCAGTAGAATCTACCAAGTCATCTTTAAAACTCAGTAAAAATAAGTTATTAGTATAAAAGGGAACTTCATACTCAATAGCATCCATTGTGTTTGGCAAAAACACAACAGTGCCTTCTAAATAAGACAAAGAGGGATACCCACTTTGCGTTGTACCAGGCGTAGCCCAAGTATCAGTTGGAGCTAATAGTGAAACCCGAATAGTAGAAGTTAAATCAGAAACATTCCTCCTACAACAATTAACTCTATAACGCATTCCTCCCTTCATGCCTAGATACGCATAACGTAAATAAGATAAAATATCAATGCTAATGGGAGCAGATATAACATTATAAGGTAACTGATTCGGAGGTATGTTAGGCATAACAAACCTCGAAGAAACTGAAGTCGACGCACCCAATGCGTTAATCACTACAGTAACATATCTCTTCAATAAAGATCTAAATGATACAGGTCGCTCACCAAAATGTTCTATAGCAATAGTGTGAGTTGTCGCAGTAGAAGGGTTCAACGATAAACATGAAACCATATGCGAAGTGTTTGAACTAGCTGATGTAACATCAGACATAGGTCCAGACTCAGATTCTATTACAAAGCGCTCAGTTGGAATATTTGAACGACTTAACACATTAAATTCCATATTATCAGACATAACATAAACGTTAACACTGACATCGGAATTATCTGGAGACTGTAAAGCCGTGAATGGCACAACAGCCAAAAACCCGTTAACATACCCTCTTGCGCCTGAATTTGAAGCAGGATTTGATGTATTTAAGTACGCCTCACCAGGTGCACTTACTCTTAACCACGATCTATATGCTGCCCATTCCACACGTATGTCGAAAACCTGAGTATCCTGTATGTCAATAACTTTTATATATTGTTTATTTAAGGAAACAGTAGGAGTAATGATATTAAAATGAGCTTGATTTGGCTCATAATAAATAGCCAACTTACCTCTATGAAAAGAGGATGCGACAACTTCAAAACGGAAAATTATATCACCTCGCCAAAATTCAAAGGGAGCGGCACAAAATGCCATTGCTGTTGGTTGATTGTATCTCAAGGTATCATAAGTTATTGAAGTAACCAACGATGGAGAAACTCTAGTTGCCCAAATCGTATCTTCTAAAACAGGTGAGTTTTCGTTCCATGAAAAAGTTGTCAAATAAGTTCTTCTCTCACAGATATGTCGAAATGTCATCTCGTCTTCAGTAGAGCCACAAACTCGCGGATCAACTGTGATTTCTTGTTTAGGATCTAATGTTATTCTCTTGGAAGTATCAGTGCCTATTAATTGAGCCCCATTCTGGAATGGTTCATTTTTCACAACAATAGTGTCAGCGAGCTTAACAGGTTTTGACCAACCAAAAATGGCTGCAATCGAACCGAGAGCTCCAAACGCAATCTCTCCCGCCATAGCAAATGGTGTGAGAATAGGTACTGTCTTAAGCGCCTTAGAAATTGATTTAGCAGAAGAAGCAAAACGCTGGATTGGACCAGTTTTTCGTTCATCCATTGAACCACTCTCTGTGGTAATTTGAATTTGAGTAGCTGTGCTGACTCCCAATTCTAAGTTTTCCATCCAAGCGTAAACTTGAACGTACACAGTCGAAGGAGTCGCCGTCACTGCTTTTATTCTGTTAATTGACTTAATTATCAACGTACCAGCATTTTCAAAGTCCACAAATGACGTTGCGTCACTTATAACTAGATTTGATTGGTTGAACAGTCTAAACATTGGTTTTGTAGAAATAAAAGGACAAACAATCTCAACAGGTATATTTTCCTTAACATCCATAGTCATAGAACCAGGTGCTTGTGACAAATAATTTATATAAGCAGGTGCAAAATTAGAAGATGTTGATATAGCAGTCTGATACATTTGTAACGTATCATTACACAAAGGAAAGGGTTGATAAGAGACTAACATCCTACCATAATGAAAAGAAGTTCCGGAGATAGCAACTCTAACACGAAGATCTCCCCTCATGTAGGCATAATTTCTAAACTTCGCTCTCACTGAAGGCACTAGAGAATACATATCCCAAACTGGGAGTGCTATTTCTATATCCGTATTCAGTGCTAAGACACCCTCATAAAGTCGTACTGGGCGTTCAAAGTAGTCTTCTATATCTAAAAGTCCTCTTTGCCCTTGAGCAGAGTGTGTTGTTTGTCCAGCAAAAGCTTCTTTATGTTCACCTCCTGATGCATCTACTAGATTTTCATGAGTTATCTCATGAGCAATAGCTCCTTCAGAACCAAGCGCTGTCATCTCACCTGACTCTGAATTTATTACTAGCCGTTTAGCTAATATATTTTCGTAATGCTTTATTGTTAATATTAGAGATTCAAGATGGGCATAATGATCTAAACAAGATTTACATTTTTTCTTGTAAGATAAGTTATTTGCTCTAAGCCTGGCTAATGCCAATGCTTGAGGTGTATACCCTTTAAAATCAGGATCAAAAATCTTTTTAGCCTGGGAATATTCTTGTTCCAAGGCATATTTTATTTCATCAATAGATTTCACATCATTCCTCTCTATTTTGATTTCGGTATTATATTTATAATCAGTAGAACTTTCATAAAACGCTTCATTTGTTCTGGAGTAAAGCGAGTGTGGCGACTGATGAGGATAGTGTAATTTCTTACCTAATAGTCGGTTAGGCATTGATCCACTTTGCGATAAAATCACAGCGCGTTCCCCATGCACTGTTGTTAAAATATTAATTGGTTGCAATTCCTCCTCACAAACTACTGATAAAATATCATAATAGTCCAATGTGGGGCAGGTTGCTCCAACCAAATAACGCTTTGAAATTTCTTCCGCCACGTCTCTAACTATAAGGTTATAAGTCTCACAGTCAGTATGTAATGATAACTCCCATTGAAAGGATTCAAAAGTAGATAAAATTTGTTCACTTGGGGATACAGTCCCTGAGGGTATGTACCACGTCATCATTTTGGATAAGGAGTTAACATCAAGAGGAGCAAGATATCTCTTGAACTCCGTATTATAAACAAAAGTTCGTTTTAGAAAGGTTAAATTCTCAACAGGAACAAACATAGGCATGTCTGCTGTCTTATTTGGATTAGTAAAATTCATTCCATACTCCTCCCTACAAAACTTTTGATAGGTTTGATTATTATAATACTCTATCACTGAACTTTTTATAGTCGCAGCTATATCATCACCATACGTTTTTGGTTTAACATTCTCAAAAAAGTCTAAATGACTGACATCTTTATTAGAGAACCAGGCATAAACTAGTAAAACTAAACCACGGATACAATTATCTTCTGCAGTGCCATACTTACCTGAAGGTTGAAACCCAAAACAAATAAATATATCCTTTAATACATCTATAATTGGAAAAAGTTCTCCGGTCAATACAGCTCGAGTCATATCTAAGGCTTCTTCAGAATATCCAAAGTGCTTTAAGATATCGTACGTTATTGTACAGGCGGCATGTCCTATACAAACTGGCATCTCCTTATCATATCCTTCATAATCACCCTCCATTCCAAATGGAGAAAAATCTGACAGTTCTCTAAATAATTTATCAGCTCCAGCGTGCATATTGATTCCTATTGCACAAGAAAATGCACTTGAAAATTCAACCATAAGAGTATATATTGGGCCCAAAAACATTCGGGAAAGAATCAAATTGGATAACCTTGACCCACAAAAGGCTCTGGTTTTTCCACTTTTTATCTTTTCTAAGGCTCGAGGTTCATCCTTCAAATGCATTACATACACTGAAGGAACACATTCCCCTAAATCTTTAGCTCGAAACATGTCTAAAAGTTCCTTACGCACTTCCTCTATGGGTTGACGTATAAGCTCTTCTTCATTATCACAAACAATCGGGACATAAGATTCCTTAGTTCCTTTATATCCAAATCCTGCAGAAGCTCTTACATTAATCCTGCGTAAAAAGGGATCATGTTTAACTCCATTTATGGCTGTATCTATGGTGTACGGTTCAAGTTTTGTCACTCCATTTCTCTCCAACAATTTAATAATGTGTTTGGATATATAAGTAACCGTTCGATTTAAAATATCTGGATTTAATGATTTCTTCTGCTTTGCTATCTTATTCATAGCTAAGTTATAAGGTGATATATAAGTCCCGTCTTTCAACATTTTAGGTTGCATCAACGGGGGACCAAAAGTCTCCGTAACATATAAGTCAGCATGTTGTAACAATGCTTCATCCACAATATTTCCCAAACCAGTATGTTTCAGTCTAGAAGTTTTGTTTATCATAACCTCTCCTTGTTGTTTACCAAAGTACTGTACACCATACAATTTCTCATAATATATTATTGATTTTCTTAAGGGATCAAGAGAATCTAAGTTGAGTGTACTACTCTCGGACATAAGTGGCATCATACCTGTAGAAAGCATTTTAGCTACACCTACTGATAAAACGTCTCTCGTCAAGAAAGTAGAAAATCCAAATGATGCAGCACCTCCAGTGTGGATTCCACATATAGCTGCTCCGTTTCCTATCGCAGCAACAAGAGGTAAACCACACATTCCTGGTCGGTGTTTTTCATAAGTGTACTGCCACATATTCTTTACAATAAACTCGCCAACATTTTTATCCTTGATTACTTGTTCTCCTCTTAAAGGAGTTATACGAACTTCTTTATCAAAGAAATAGCCATTCAATGGAACAGAAAAGTCATTACCGTCAATTACATGAGACATAACGTCAGCAAATAAAACTGATTGTAATCTAATCAGAGTAATATCATTTCCAAGGTGTAATGTATTTGCTTTAGTTAATAAAGTATCATACCACACATGAGTTTCTCCGTCCAATTTACCATTTGACGAAACTCTAAGCAATGCGTTTTCTACTCCACCCAAAGCATGCGTATTTATAATAGCAAGATCTCCTTTTAGACCAAATATATAAGTTTTATCATTCGAGGCTCCCTGAATATTACAGTTGCGCACATTTCTTAAGATCTTCTTATACAGTTTATCTATTGCATCTGTATGAGCAGGAGGTTTGTAATAATTTGTTTTGGTATTCCAAATCTTGGATCCTGCTTTGTTATATCTAACGTACGAAGTTCCACATCCCATTTCTTCTTCGATAATATTCAAGTCTGTTGAAAAAGCATCTTGACATTTAAAATCAGTGTGGGATTCCGAGGTTGTGGATTCTTTACTCTCTACATCTGGCTTTGGATAGATATAATTATAAGCACATAATGCTGCCATTGCCGTAGTTAAGGCACCAGCTACAAGAGTAAACTGTTTTCCATGCTCGTTCCACCATTCACTATCATAAATATTTTCTGAGAAAGATAAAAGCTGTCTCAAACGAAATTTCATATTTCGTGCCTTCAATGATATCATAACAAAAACTTGTTTATAAAAATAATCTCGTATCCATTGAAAAAGGTATTGTCTAGCAATGTATGATAGAATAATTATTATAGCAAGATTGCCCCATTTCCAATAAACGAGGCCATGTACGATCCACAAAATATCAAACCACTGAAATTCTTTTAATTTCTTTGTGTTAATAAAGAAATAAAGTAACCACGAAAATAATAAAGATTGGAACCAAGCATTAGTCACATTCATTCCATAATCAATAAAGTCTCCAACTTGATTTTTTACAACCTCACTGACGTTTTGCGCAACGATCTCAAAAATTCCACTTTCACTAATAACATCTTCAATCATGATTTTATCGTTATCAAAGTAACCCTCTTTCGTCTCATATATATTGTCATCCTCTGATTCTTTTTCAGAAGGACAATCTACTTCATCAAACAAGTAGGGAGTTATATCTCCTAAGGAAGCTAAATTTTCTTTAATTTTGTTTTGGCAATGAACGTGCTCAGATGATCTAGAAACGACAAGTTTTGCTAGTTCAAAAATTGAACCACCAAACAGTAACATTTCTTTATGTGAATTAGCAACTCCATCCGGAACTTCTAGGTAAACATCAAATGTATATAAGTCCATAGGTAGTCCATCATAAGCTAATGCTTTTTCAGGATCTAATGCAGGAGAACCGTCTTTTCTAAATTGTGGCAATACAGAGGGTTTTATAAATATAAATCTCCGCATATAAGCCGCAGGGTTGTTAACTATATACTTTAAATTTAGCTCAGGATTATTAGTATCAATAACTACTACTCCTGGATGAGCATAAACTTTACCTTTACCTTCAAATGCCATGTCCACTGTCATAGGTTGGGAGTCAACAACTGTCGTTAATTCCGCAGTTTGTGGATCACCCTGAGATTCTGCTATTTTTCTAGCAGTAGCTCCTATTTCTGAATAATGTATGCAATACTGAGACCAAGGATCATAGCCTTCCCAATAAGTTGTACCAATTGTTCTATGATATATAACGTCTGGTGTAAATTTTAAGTCAGCTCCTTTAGCATAACACGAAACAATGAAAGTTATTAGGTTACTCTTTCCAATTCCAGGATCACCAAAAATTACGAAAGCCAACGGTGGGACTCTCATCTTATTGTTATTAAGACTGTTATCTATATCAAATTTTATATTACGTAAAGTATTTATTTTGGATCTAATGTCTGCAACTGGATGGACTATTGGATTCAATGTTTTAATCAAATCTTCACCAACTTTAATCAGTTTCCCAACTTCTCCATTATATTCAATGGCATGTTTTTTCCCTTCAACAGGGGCTCCATAATAGAGCTTATCTCGCCAGTGAATCATTTCCACAGATTCTTCAATAAATCTTGAAATTGGACTTTTTGAAAACAAAACTTCAGATATCGGAGTACCATTATATATTGCTTCTCCAAATCGTAATAAAGTTTTTAAAGCTTCCAACACTACGTTAACCAAATCAGCAACAGACATTTTTGGTAATTTTCCAAAAACTGTTTTAATTCTCGTTGTAACATCTGAATCAAAATTTGCAAATGAAACTATTAAAAGAAAAATATCTCTGAAAGTTTCAGCAGCCTTAGAAGTAATAATGGTGTTAAAGAAATTCTTCATACCATCAACTTTGTCAGAAAAGCTCTCAGAGCTAATTTCCTCACATTGCATCGAATCAAACGCTTCTCGAACTCTTAATCCCATAATAGTGTGTACTTCATGGTTGCATAGGTATTGTTCTACTTTTGGTTCAAAGGCCCTAACTAAAGAGTTAGTAGCCAACCACCAACCAGTAATAGTACCAGATAACATGCACGTATAAACATATGAGACAAAAGGTAAAATCGATCTCATTATTTCAGGATGAGGACCAAACGGACTGAAGAAATTATAAGTCCATTCGTCAACTTTTTTAAAAATAGGTCCATCCGCGCTTTCTTGATCGGCATCGTACTCTCTATAACCAGATTTCTGTTCAAAGAAATTTTCACGAAACTTTCTGTTCAAGTCAATAAACTCATTACTATGATAAAAAGCTTCACTTTGTATGGGCTCACAACACTCTTTAGAAAAAGTTGCGGTTTCCGAATGAATAACAGGAGATTTAACTCTCTGTAAACAATCTGTTAACAATTGATCCACTCTCTCTAAAGCAGCAATTTCTACATCGTTACCAACTGTAGGATGTTTCGTATTTTTCTTTTTTAAAGCATTCAATGTTGTTTTATTATGACGCCTTTTATTTGCAACTAATCGTAATTTAGCCGCGTTTCTTTTCTTTTCAGTATATTTTTTAGAAACTGCCTCTAGCTCATCTACTGTAAAAATTGCAACATTGTCTAATGACAATGTTTCCATCCATCCAGTGAGAGCACCTACTGAGGTGGTTTCTGGTTCAACTGAATTTAAATTGGAACCCTCTTGTGGAGGAGAATTTTCTGTAACCTTGGCATCATCTCTAACTTCTACAGTCGCAGAAGTAGGAGGCAATGTTGTTTTAACAATATCATTTGGGACTAATGTCTCGATACTATTAAATAAGGAGTTAGAATCATCCCACAATGGATTATCGACATGTGATCTATCTCTATAACTTAACTTCTTTTTGTCTTTAAACTGATTCTTGACAAAATTTTGAGTTTTAATCTTAGTGGTATGATGTTCCAATTTTCTTCTTTGACCACCTAAAGTTCTATCTTTTTGGTCGCGAACGAGTTGAATTTCTTTCATTTCTTTTTCATCGACAAATTCAGAGATATTACCTGTCTGGGTCAAATAAGCTTGTTGTTCTCTTACTTTGTAAGTTTTATTGGACTTGTTTCTATAAATACGAGTAGCGTTTTTAGGCACTTCTCCATGTTTCTTTTCCAATTCACAAAGTTTATGTTCAGCTTCTTTCTTAACACGTTGTAAATCTTTCTTACGAGAGATCTTATCTGTTAATTTTGAAGCAGGAAGTGAAAAATGTTTATTACGAGGATTCATAATGACATCTTGACTTCTATTTGAAATTCCTAATTCTTCAGCAATATATCTGTCATCTCCAGAGGAGAAATCAGCCTCATGTGAAGACTCAGAAATAATATTATGTGTAAACACGTAATTAGCAATCATATAATTCGGTACAAGAGCTGATAGGGCAATAATGTACCTAGACATGGAAAATATAAAGGATTCCTCCTGTCGTATCAATGCTTCTAATTCAAATGATGATTCTGTCATATACATCTATCTGATCAAGCTGTTGATAGTTTCATGTTTTATAGGGAATTATACCCTAAGCCTACATGGAAGGCGGGGGGTGACGTATTAGTAACTGACGTCGTATCCATAAGCAAATGCTTAATCGGTTACTTTTGCAAAGTTTTATTCTAAACTATGCGAAAAAGACACGTATTCTTGACTGACGTGGTATCCAGGCTCAAAAGAGCCATCGGTCAATTTGTATGAAAAGGGGTGCAGGTAGTTTATAACTACTTCCAACAATCAGTGCATTCCGAACAATGGGAGTATTTCGACTCCAATCGAACAGTAAACAGCACCAATGGTCATATTAGTGACATTCTACACAAAGCGAGCGGGGGATTAACCCCG